CCCTTAGAGTTCCCCGGAGGGATTTTTTATATTTGGGTTTTAAGGAGATTTCACATATGAAACAAAAATGGAAGAAAATAAAAGGATTTGATAATTATTCTATATCAAATGATGGAATGGTTAGAAATGATAAGCGAGGAGTTATCAAATCTAGGTTAATTGGAACGGATGGATACTGCATAGCTCATCTTTATAAAAATGGTAAAAAGAAAAATGTTCGAATAAGTAGATTAGTTGCAGAAGCATTTATTCCGAACGCTAAGTGCAAGCCAGATGTAAATCATAAAGATGGAAATAAGATGAACAATACAGTATCAAATTTAGAATGGGTTACAAAAAGTGAAAACATGATTCATGCATACCAGACTGGATTAAATAAACCTCATCCATCATACGGTATGCTAGGGAAAAAGAATCCAAACGGAGGAAGTAAAGGTAAACCTGTTCGTATAGTAGAAACTGGAGAAATATTTGACAGTATAATTAAATGTGCTAATAAAATTAATGGAAAACAAAGAGGAATATGTGACGCTTTAAGTGGTCGAATAAAAACTCACAGAGGGTATCATTTCGAAAGAATTTAGGCCCATAAAACTATACTAAAAGTGTACCAAAACTATATTAGAAAGGACTGATAAGTATGGCAAGACGAAAGGCAACCTACCTTAATCGAACCGAAAGTGCACCAGAACCTGCCATGCTTTCGGAGGAATCACGAAAAAGCTACCTTACATCATTAGCAATGGACCTGATCGAGCAACGTTTGAAGGATGGAACGGCAACTTCTCAGGAGACAACATATTTTTTACGCTATGGAAGTAGGGAAGCTGAACTAAAAGAACAGATTCTCGAATCGCAGCGAGAACTGTACGCAGCAAAAGCGGAAGCATTAAGGTCACAACAACGAAGCGAAGAACTTTATGAGAAAGCAATAGCAGCTATGAAGAGATATTCTGGAGTAGGAGATGCAGATGAGAACTTACAGTGAACTGATTACGTTTAACACATTTGAAGATAGATTTAATTATTTAAACTTGAAAGGAATTGTAGGAGAGGAAACATTTGGTTTTGACAGATGGCTTAATCAACGTTTCTATAATTCAAAAGAATGGCAATCAATTCGTGACTATGTTATAGTTCGCGATCAAGGTTGTGATTTAGCAATGGAAGGGTATGACATAGGCGGTAAGGTGTATGTTCACCATATGAATCCGATAGATCAGAAAGACTTAGTTCGTATAAGTGATATTCTGATTGATCCGGAATACTTAGTTTGTGTTTCTCACAATACACATAACGCAATTCACTATGGAGACATTTCATTAATAGTAACGGCACCTATCGAAAGGAGACCTAATGATACATGCCCTTGGAAAGAGTGAGTCATGTATATTTTTATGAATCCGAATCCAGTAAAGAAATTGGTTGGAGATTGTGTGATAAGAGGAATCTCTATACTAAAGGATCAAAGTTGGGTACAGACATACACCGATATTTGCAGAAAAGGAAGAGACATGTATGACATGCCATCTTCTAATTCAGTTTGGAATGCATACCTAATTGATTCTGGATTTGAAAAGAAAACAATACCGAACACGTGTCCGGATTGCTACACAATAATAGACTTTTGTAATGATCATCGTTATGGAGAGTTTTTAGTAGCAACTGGAACCCATGTCGTTGCAGTAATAAATGGAGATTATTACGACACATGGGACTCTGGAGACGAAGTACCAATTTATTACTATGAAAGGAAGTAGTTATGGCTATCAATAATTTAATGCCCCAGCCTCAACCTTTTGTAAATCCTCAGGCGAACTTGGTAACACCAATGATGCCTGGTAACATGGCTTGGGCTAAAGGTAAAAACGAAGCAATGAACTATCCAATGGCTAGAGGAACAACATTACCGATCTTCGATGCAAACGAGGAGGATATTTTCTATCTCAAATCCGTCGATGTATATGGTAATACTCAGCCACTTAGAAAATTTCGATATGAGGAGATTACCGAAGAAGCAAATTCTGCAGGAACACAACAATCAGGAGTGACAGCAGAAGAATTCAATTCTTTAAAAGATCAGATTTCCACTTTGCAGGAAGAAATCAAAAAACTTGCTGAAGTAAAATCTAGTAACCAATACAATGATCGGAAACCTTATCGAAAGGAGAACCGGAACAATGGCCAATAGATTATACGAGCAACAAATGCAAAACGGAAATCCGTTCATGGCTCAGTCAAATCCAATAAATCAGCTCGCTGCTATGAGAAGTAATCCGATGCAGTTTTTAGCAAGCAGAGGTTTGAACATTCCTCAGCAATACGCAAATGATCCAAAAGGTGCTGTTCAGTATTTAATGAATAATGGACAGATGAATCAAGGGTTACTAAACAATCTCATGCAGAGAGCACAAATGATGGGATACAGATTTTAGCCTGTGCAGGATCGTCTAGTTGAGTGCAAAATATATTTCTAATAGGTCCCAATATAGGAATAGTTGTACTCATCTAGGCGATGTTTTTATATGAGGAGACTATGATGATTTCAAAAAAAAAAAACGACATATGATCTTTACCTAGAACATCACGGCATCAAAGGTCAAAAGTGGGGAGTAAGACGGTATCAGAACCCGGATGGAAGTTTAAAGGCTGCTGGCGAGAAACGATATAATCCGAATAAAAACAATTATGAGTCAAATCGAGATATGTTAGATGATGCCGATTATTTCAGAACATTTTCAAAAAGTAAGAGAACAATTGAACTAAGTAAGAAATGGGACGAAGCTTTAAATAAAGCTATTGAAAGCGAAGACCAAAAAGATCAAGATGAGTTTTGGAAAATAGATGAGGAGTTTTGTCAAGAAATTGGTAGGAATACTGCCAATAAATTATTGAAGAAATACGGAGAAGAAAGATTCCGAGATCATGTTGCATTCCTTGATAAAAACGGAGAAGCCTATAAATTAGAAATAAAAGATCTTATCGATCATTATTCGAAAATGTGATTAAGAGGTGAAACAAAATGTTCGGCAATTCGATAGTCGAAAAGTTAAACAAAGTAATCCAAAAAGAATTGCCAGATAAGGAAATAGTTCAAATAGTGGATTACAAAGATAAAGGACTTTATGTAGTTTGTGCAGTTCCAAAGAAATTGGTTTCTGATAAGAATGAATGGGTTAATCACTTCTATTCGTTTGACAGGAAAACATTGAAATATTTGGGAGCATTTACATCAATGGTTAATGACATAAACACGTATTTCGATGTTCCAGGAGTTAAAGTTCTGTATAGACGATTATAGAAATTTTCTAGTAAGTATTCTTAGCGCCTATACCGCGGGAATATTTGCAGTTTTGTATAAACCAAGGCATGGCTATGATAAACGATTCATAAAAGAGTAAGAATGGTATAGGCTCCTTACTCTTGAAAACAAGTTTTAATCGCAGCGAAAATCAAAATAGAAAGGATCCTCTTAGATACTTTGATTACTGACCCACCCTAGGTAATTTTAGTATATACCAAATCAAAGTAAGGAGGATTTAATCATGGCTTTATCAGATGAAAACGGAAGTGGTATGGTTATGCCGGTATCTCCTATGGGAGGTTACGGCAACAATTGTTTTGGTGGAGATGGATGGTGGGTAATCCTGTTTCTGTTTGCACTTATGGGCAACAACGGCTTTGGCGGTTGGGGCGGAAATGGTGACGCAATGAACTATTTCTACAATGCTCAAACCCAGAGTGATGTAAACAGAGGATTTGCAGACGCTGGTCTTGCAAGTCAGATTTCCGGAATCCAGACGTCCCTTACCAACGGATTTGCAAATGCTGAAGTTGCAGCATGCGGTAGAACAATTGATTCCATGAATCAGAGATTCACTGACGTGCTCAACACAAATGCACAGCTTAACAACATTGCAGCTAGTCTGCAGAATTGCTGTTGCGAAAACAGAGCGTCGATTGCTGATCTCAAGTATACGATTGCTCAGGAAGCATGCGCAGATCGCGCTGCAGTCAATGAAGGCACTCAGAGAATTCTCGATCAGATGTGTCAGGATAAGATTGATGCAAAGAATGAGAAGATCGCTGAACTTCAGAATCAGCTTACGATGGCTAACCTTGCAGCTTCTCAGAGTCTTCAGACTCAGCAGCTTATTGCAAACAACGAGGCACAGACTGCTGCTCTTGAGCAGTATTTAGCTCCTGTTCCTCGTCCTGCTTATGTTGTTCAGAATCCTAATTGCTGTTCTCAGCAGACCTATGGTTGTGGCTGTGGCAGTTTCTAGGAGGTGATACCAAATGGCAGAGTTTACCAATAACGATGTACAGGTTGTGAATGTTAATCAGCCTGTAATCCTCAATACAACCATTGGTTGTACTAAAGGATACGTATACCACAGGCCTGAAAGTGGTATTGTAACTCTTCGTGGTATCGTCAACAATCCTTGCTCAAGATTTGCAAGATACCAAGTGACATTTAATGCAAATATTGCAGTTCCTGAAGGAGGAACAGTTGGGCCTATTGCTGTGGCATTAGCAATCGACGGCGAACCTATTCTTACGAGTAGAGCAATCGTTACCCCGGCAGCGGTAGATGAATACTTTAATGTAACGTCTACAGCAATCATTACAGTTCCCACCGGATGTTGCTTTAACACTTCTGTAGAGAATGTGTCTGAAGCAGCAACTGCTGGAGGCGTAGCGCCTGCAATTAATGTCCAGAACGCAAACCTTGTAGTATCGAGAATAGCATAAGGAAGGAGGCAAAAGAATGTCTGAAGAACTTTATGATCTTTGTGAGTCTCTTAAGAAAGAGATTCGGCAACTCAATAACAAACCTGACATCTCTCCTACCGAGCTTGACAGACTTTACAAAGCAGTAGACATCATTAAGGATATCAAAACCATTGAAGCAATGGAAGATGCTGGATACTCTAATATGTATCCGTATTCTTATGACGACGGAACTAGTTACGCTATGCGTGGTCGTGGAGGCCATTATAGCTATGCTAGAGGAAGAGATTCAATGGGACGGTATACCAGTAGAGATGAAGGACCCATGATGCATGACGATAGGGAGCATCTTGTTCGCCAAATCGAAGAGATGAAAGCAAAACTCGATCGTATGCAGTAAGATAGGAGAAAATCAAAATGGCAAGTATTCTTGAAGACGTAAAGAAGATGATCGGTCCCAGCGCTTCTTATGACGTGTTTGATCCAGAATTGATCATTCACATTAATTCTGTATTCTCCATCTTGAAACAGATGGGAGTGGGACCGCAAGACGAAACTTTTAAGATAACAGGTAATCGAGAGCAGTGGACAGATTTTTATGAAGAAGGTGAAAATCTCGAAATGGTCAAGACATACATGTTTCTGAAAGTTAAGTCAATTTTTGATCCGCCTCAGTCTTCTGCAGTAGCTGAAGCATACAATAGACAAATCTCAGAATTTGAGTGGCGTCTTAACGTTGAGGTTGATCCTGCTAAAACCGAAAACTGAATAATGTAGTGACAAAGGATTCGTCTATGGGTGGCACCGGCGAATCCTTTTACATTGTAATGGAGGTACCTATGTATGATTCAAAAAAAAAAACGATGAGTTAATGCATTTCGGAATCCTTGGAATGAAATGGGGAGTTCGAAGATACCAGGATAAAAACGGTAAAAGAACACCAGAAGGAAAACTCCGCTATGCTCAATTAAAAAGTGAGTATGATGCCATTGAAGGAAAAGCGGATAAAGTTGCAGACCTAAATAAAAGAAGTCAAGAACTCGTAGACACTAGTAATGAACTATTAAAGGATTTTGAGGATTATCATAAGCAGGTTAAATTAACTGGAAAAGAAAAACAAAGTATATATGAGCAATTACATGATGACTACGGAGACGAGCCAATAACCGATGAAGATCTTTACGAAGGGTGGCTCGATATGTATATTGAGGACACCATTGACGACAAACGTCCAAAAGCATTAAATGATAAATATTCGAAATTTTACGAAGCCCAGGATAAATGGTGGGATGATGCAGAAGCAATAACAAAAGATCTCGTTGAAAAATACAAAGATCAAAAAGTTTCGGATGCTCAATGGAGCAGTAATTATACGGATAGCGCAAAAAGCATAATCAGTAATTTTTTATCTCAAGAAGCAGATACAAGATTCATGAGCTATATGTATAAACACTTCGATGACTATTGGATCAACGACACTGATACTAAATACGACGCCATTAATAGACTTAAAAAGGAATTTACAGCAGCGGATTACAACAAGAAATACGCAAAGTAAAGGAGAAAAACTATGGCACTCTCAAACACCGCTGTACCAAAATACTACGGCAGGTTTAGAGATGCCGTTATACGAGGTGAGATCCCGGTAAATCGATATGTGTCGATGGAAATGAACAGGATAGACATGCTGATCGAAAATCCGGGGATTTATTACGATGATAAAGTCGTAGATGGTTGGATTGAATTCTGTGAGAACGAGCTTACACTTACAGATGGATCCGATCTTAATCTTCTAGACACATTTAAACTTTGGGGTGAACAAGTTTTTGGATGGTATTATTACGCTGACAAAGAAATTTGGAATCCCGATTTAAAACAGTACGAAACACAAACAATTCTTAAACGTCTGACTAAGAAGCAATACCTTATCGTAGGAAGAGGTAATGCCAAGACTCTTTATGACACATGTATTCAAGCTTACTTCGAAGTAATTGATCAAAGCACAACTCACCAAATTACAACGGCACCAACCATGAAACAGGCTGACGAAGTTATGGGGCCTTTCAGAACAGCCATAACTCGTTCAAGAGGAGATTTGTTCAAATTCTTAACAGAGGGTTCACTTCAAAATACTACAGGTTCTAAAGCAAATCGTCCAAAACTAGCACCGACTAAAAACGGAATAGAAAATTTCTTGACTGGTTCACTTTTAGAGATAAGACCAATGTCAATCGATAAGTTACAGTCACTGAGAGTAAAAGTGGCAACGGTTGATGAGTGGCTTTCTTGTGAAATCAGAGAGGATCCGGTAGGTGCTATTGAGCAGGGCGCATCCAAACTGGATGATTACATTATAGTAGCAACCAGTTCAGAAGGAACAGTCCGTAATGGAATCGGTGACAGTATGAAGATGGAGCTTAATGATATTCTAAAAGGAAAGTACATAGCTCCTCACATTTCTATTTGGTGGTATTGCCTTGACGATGTTAAAGAAGTAAACAATCCGGATAAGTGGGCAAAAGCAATGCCTAATATCGGAAAGACAATTTCGTATGAAGTTGTCCAGTTGGATGTAGAAAGAGCAGAAAAGGCACCAACTACGAGAAACGATATTTTGGCTAAAAGATTTGGTATTCCAATGGAGGGTTATACTTACTACTTTACTTATGAAGAAACTCTTGTACATCCTCATAAGAGCTTTTGGCAGATGCCGTGTGCTATGGGCGCAGACTTGTCACAGGGAGATGACTTTTGTGCATTTACGTTCCTGTTTCCTCTTGGTGATGGATCGTTTGGTGTTAAGACAAGAAACTACATTTCGCATTTGACACTATCTAAACTGCCACCGGCTATGAAACAGAAGTACCAGGAGTTTATAGACGAAGGAAGTCTTGTGATCATGGACGGAACAGTTCTGGACATGATGCAAGTTTATGACGATCTTGATGAGCACATAACAAGAATGGAATACGACGTGCGCGCGTTTGGGTATGACCCGTATAACGCGAAAGAATTTGTTGCGAGATGGGCTACAGAGAATGGTCCATTCGGTATAGAGAAAGTAATCCAGGGAGCCAAGACAGAAAGTGTTCCGCTTGGAGAGCTTAAGAAGCTGGCATCCGAAAGGATGCTTTTATTTGATGAGCAGCTTATGACATTTGCGATGGGAAATTGCATAACGATGGAAGACACTAATGGAAATAGAAAATTACTTAAGAAGAGATATGCTGAAAAGATCGATGCAGTTGCAGCAATGATGGACGCGTTTATTGCTTATAAGATAAACGTAGAGTTTTTTGATTAGGAGGAAAATCAAAATGTTGAATATGTATGCTCACGATTTAAATTATGATACTTACTATTTGGCGCATCATGGTATTAAAGGACAACGTTGGGGCATTAGACGTTACCAGAATCCTGACGGAAGCCTTACCGACAAAGGAAGAAGAAAATACGGAAGTGATGATTACAGAGAAGTTAACCAATTAAAGAAAAAGAAAACAAAAGAATTATCGAATGATGAGCTTAGAAAAATCGCTGAAAGAAAAGATCTTGAAAGAAGAGTTAAGAAGGGGGACGAAGCTACGAAAAGAATGATGGTAGAAGCTGGAACAAAATTATTGAGCACCGCTATTACAGTTGGGGCAGTAGCTCTTGGAACCCAGTACATCGTTAAGCATCTTCCTGATATGGCATCTGCCGTTGCATCCTCAACTTCCAGAGCAGCAATCGATGCAACTAAATCTGTTGGAAAAGAACTTTACAAGGAAGGACATAATATTCGGAAGAATGTAGCTCAGTCAAAAGGAGCTCGTAATTATGTTAAAGCGGTTAACAAGATCATTGGAAAAAAGAGGAGATAACAGAAAATTAGTCAAAAATTCGATTCGCAAAAAAATCATGCCCTTTTATGAGGAGAGAGTAATAGATGATGCCCATTTGTTACTCTCTTCACTTTTGATTATATTCGCAAAATTTACACATCCTTTAATGGAAGACAATCAAAAGCAAAACGTGAGACGCGAATGTGTAGGTGGAATTCCTACCCACGTGGTATCAAAAGTAGAGAGATTTGATTAACGGCTAGTTTTCGGCGGACTAGTACCTGAGATTGTTTTCTTTTACTTTTAACTTTTGGAAGGAGATCCGAACAATGTCAATGGAAACTTATTATAAGAATTATCTTTCCCATCATGGCATTTTTGGTCAAAGATGGGGTAAACGAAACGGACCTCCGTATCCGATAGCACCTGGTGATCATTCTGCATCTGAAAAGAAAGCAGGTTGGAAGAAAAGTATTGACGACAGCAAAGCTGATGAGGATAATAAAAGTGGATTCCGTCTCAGCGATAAGTATAAGAAATATTTAAAAGTTGGAGCAACAATTGCAGCTGGATGTTTGGTCGCATATGGAAGTTATAAATTAGCTACAAATCCTATGGTTCATAGTTATATGGGCATCGGACTTAAAGAATTACAGAAACAGACATCCACAAGAAAGTTTGTTAATAATGCGCAAGAAACTGTGAAGATGCATGGTGGTATAAATGATTCTGTTAAAAATTTTGTTTCTGATAATGGAACAAAAATTAATCCGGAACCATTAAAACATCCAGACAATTGTAAAGAAGTTGCAGATGCGACTCTTAAAGTTAAACTTGGAATTGATAAAAATGCAACAGCTGGTGATGCATCTGAAGGAACAGTATTTGATTTTGTCGATAAGAATTACAACAAAAATGGAATCACTAAAATCGGAGGGGATGCCGGAATATCTCCAGATCCAACTGGAGACTCTACAAATAGAGTAAAGAAAGCGATTCTTAAAAAATGTAATGAAGGCGATGTTGGAATGATAGGTATAACTTGGAATGAAAATAAAGTGGATCCGGATTATTTAAAAAAGAAACGAACAGAATTGAACAATCCTGATTGGCTTCCAGGTCATGCTTACAATTTTGAAGTAAAAGATGGCAAAGTCGTGTTTGAGGATAATCAGAATCAAAAATCCAATTCCAAAGTTGACAAATATCTAAGATCAATAGCGCCGAATAGAGAAATACAGGTGTGTAAAGTAACTAAAGAAGCATTTGAAAAGGATTAATGTACTCGCGTATATCATATCCTTATATGAAAAACGCGAAATACAGAAAGGAGAAAATTATGAGTTTTGAAGAAGCTTATGAGGTGTTTACTAAATCTGAGTACGGAAACGGTTATAAAGAACTATCTATTAGAGATTTAGTAGATTATTATTTAATCACAATCTTAGATGATGAGTATATTCGTAACAGAGATACTTTTGATGGGTATTATACCATTAATAAAAAAACTAAAGATATAGGATGGGAACCTATTATTGAGGTATCAGATTTAGTAGAAGCTTATGGATTTGATGGAATTAATGATTTGGAAGGAAAAGTGTTGAACGGATAAGGAACAAAAGAGTCGCCTGCGTAATAGCAGCAACGACTCTTACGTTTGCATTTTTAATATATGAAATAATTAAATTGGAGAGCTTAGGCTCTCTTTTTTGTACTCTGAAATGGAGGAGTCAAGCATGAACCAATTTGAGAATAATGAACTCTATCATCATGGTATTAAAGGGATGAAATGGGGGGTTCGCAGGTACCAAAATCCAGATGGAACGTTGACTTCCGCTGGTAGAAAAAGACTTGGCCTGTCTAAAGAAGATTCTAAAAAGTTGAACAAAGAACAGGTCCACAATATGGCGTATACAAATGCCGCTTCTGATTATAGCAATTTAGGAAAAGGTTTAAATACTGGTTCCAACATGTCTAGATCCTCTGCAAGTGCAATAAATAAAACTTCCAGAATTAAGAAAAACAAAATGGTTGACCAGGAAGATGTGTCCAAATTAACAGATCAGGAATTACAAAGGCGAGTTAACCGAATGAATTTGGAAAGAAACTACAAATCTCTTAAACGAGATCAAATTTCTTTAGGAAGAGATAGGGTTGCAGAATATTTGGATATAGCGGGAGATGTGATTTCTGGATTAGGATCAGCGGCAATGGTTGCAGGAACAATCTATATGATAAAACGAGGCGGATTTAATAATAACGATTCTGGAAAATCTCCCATTCGTTTCTTCTAAGGAGGTAATACACATGTATGCTCATGATTTAAATTACGATGCGTATTGCCTAGAGCATCATGGTATCAAAGGCCAAAAGTGGGGAGTTAGACGGTACCAGAATCCGGATGGATCTGTAACTTCTAAAGGTGCTCAAAGATATTATTCTGAGTATGATGACAATTACCATAGATCTGACGATCCGAAAAATGTTCCTAAACATCAAGAGAAAAAGAAGGGTCTTAGTAGTAAACAGAAAAAGGCCTTAGTCGTAGCAGGAGCTTCGACGTTAGCAGTAGTTGGCGGCTATGCTCTTTACAAATCAGGCGCTTTAAGTAAAGGCGCTGAATTAGCTTCTAAAAAGGGAAGAGATTTTATAGTAAATTCTAGAAAGAAAATTGATGATAAAGCTTTTCGAAATAAACTCGGTTTAAACAAAAAGAACAAAATTGCAAAACCAGAATCTGCTTACAAGCAGGAAATGAGAAAAATTAATGAAGATTACAAAAATGAGATGAGGAAGAACAGCCTTACTAATAGAGTAAGTTCAGCTGTCAATAGACATTTAGAGGCTTCACATAAACGAGATATGGATAGGATAGATGCAAAAGGCAACCAAAGAATGAACGATATTCTTAAAAAGAAAGCTGCCGAAGGAAGATTGAATCCCAAATTGCATCCAACAAGTTCTAGTCCAAATAGAAATTTGAGAGGCTTAAAAGTCAATAGAGGCCCGTCATCGAAAGCTTCTGTTAAAGGAAATTATAAGGACATGGTTACCGCATATGGACCGAATTCTTTGATGTCTACTAAGGGAAGAAGCGATGGACTTGGAAAACTTTATACCAAAGGGTATAAGGCTAAGCATTCCAAAGGAACGGCTGCTATAAATAAAAATGTTGGTAATCTAAAGAAAACAGGTAGTAATGCAAAATCATTACCAGCTAAAATCAATAAACCTTCCGTTTCTTCTAATGTTAAGAAAGTAAGTCACCAATCAATAGCTCCTAAAGTTGAACAAAAGAAATCTTCAAGCAAAAAGATGTCCGTTTCAGATGCGGCTAATAGAATCAAGCTTGAGTTTGGAAATGACACACCATTCACAGCAAGTGACATGTCAAAACTAATTTCCAATTACAATCAGATTTCCAGTCAATCTAAAAAGTCTCAAAAGCAATATCGAGATGATGGAGAAGATTATACTCAGCAACTGCTAAGGCGTAACGCGAAAGCTTTAGGAATGTAACCAAAGAAAAAATAGTCATACTTTCTAAACAAAACATTTAGAGTCCTTAAAAGAGCCTACGAGTTCTTCTTGTTGACGTCGTTTTTCCTGTTTCCAGAATTCCTGTTCTGGCATTCTCCTTTCGACGATG